CGATAATGCAAGTTTTACATCGCCAACAGACGTAGCAACATTTACAGACATCACCGCTATAAACGCGCAGTACATAAGTGACGCTACTACAACATCTGATACATACTGGAGACTAGCGTACACGATTACAGGTACAACACCATCATTTGATATTCACGCTTCAATCGGAATTGAATAGATACCTACAAGACTTTCTACAAGCCGTAATCTTTATGACTATTTGGGTTTTTTATTTTTTCTTAAGCAAAATTTAAAATACTTTATATAATTAAGCTATAATAAATTAAAACGTTTACGTATACAAAACGCAAGAACCCCTGTTGCTAACTCCAGGGGTTTTTGTTTTATATAACACACACACTAAACCCTTAGTAATACACATTACAATACAATATGAAAGGAGTTTACATTGGCAAAATTTGTATTAAATGATGCAAGCGTAACAATTAACTCAGTAGATTTATCTGACCACGTTAGTTCAGTTACTCTTGAAATTAGCAGCGATGAAATTATGACTACAGCTATGGGTGAAACATTCCAAAGCAGAACAGGTGGTCTTAAAGATGGTAGTTTATCTATCGAATTTCAAAATGATTTCGCAGCTTCAGAAGTAGATGCAACATTATGGCCACTACTTGGAACAACTACAGCATTTGTAATTAAACCAAAGAGTGACGCAATAAGTGCAACTAATCCAAGTTACAGTGGAAACATTTTAGTTAATCAACACATTCCAGTAGGAAATGCAGTTGGTGAGCTTGCGACAATGAGTGTGACTTACCCTACTTCGGGTGCAATTACGAGAGCGACTTCATAGTGGGTAATATGGTCGTCGTTATGGAAGACGGCACTAAATACGAAGTAAAGATAAAACCTAAAGATATCATTGATTTTGAGCGTAAGTTCGATGTCGCAGTATCAATTCTTCAAGAAGAACAAAGATACGAATGGTTACTTTATCTAGCTTGGCTAGGCGCAAAACGCAATGGCGTAACAGAAGATTATGACGCTTGGGTGAATAAAGTTGAAGAACTAGACATTTCAGGCGGTACTAACCCAAAAGCATAAAAGGTTTTATTGACTTAGTAGCTTTAGTTAGCTTAGAAATAGGGATAAGTCCCAATGAAGTTATGAACCTAGATATGGAAATGTTTGACACTCTAGTAGAACTAATACATAGAAAAAACGAACAATAATATGGCAAGAGCATACAAAAAAAGCGATATAGCAATAGACAACTCAGAATTAGTTGAAATAAGGAAAGAGATGAATACCTATGCACGTAAAGACGTATTAAAAGTTTTATCAAAGTTTCACAGAGAGATTGCTAAGGAACAGATGAAAGAAGCACGTACTCTTGGAAGAAGACAACGTGTTCCTAAAGCAAGTCGTAGTGTTATGGGTATTACGGCTAGCGGTACAAGAACAGGCGCTAAAGTAAACTTAAAAACGAATGACAGGTACCCATCAACGCTATCGATGGAGTTTGGTCGTAGACTTGCTTATGTTCCTACTAAATCAGGTAAGACAAGAGCTATATCAAGAAGTCAAATAGGTAAATTACCGTACTCAAGACCAGGCGCACAATTTGAATATAAACCTTGGATAGGAAACCAGTCTGATAGAGGAGATAGTTCTTTTTATCAGCTTGGTAAAGGTGGCTATGTTGTCAGCAAGACAATAGCTAAAAACCAAAATGAGATTTTAGAGACATACAACGACAGAATGTATGACGCATTAGTAAAGGCAATTAAATAATGGCATTTGATAAAAAAGTATCTATATCTATTATCGGTAAAACTGATAAGTTTGTTAAAGACCTTAATAAAGGACAAAAAGCACTTAAAGGTTTAGGCAATGTAGCTTCTAGCATTGGTAAGGCTACAGCTATTGGACTTGCAGGTTTAGGCGTAGCAGCAGCAACCGTTGGTAAAGAAATGGTCAACTTAGCTTCTGACGCTATGGAAGCAGAAGCAGCATTTGACGCTACTTTTGGTGATGCTATACCTGAGTTTGGTACATTCATAGAAGATTTCAGTAAAAAAGCAGGTATGGCTTCATTCGAGCTTAAAGACCTTATGAAAACATCAGGTATGGTTTTACAAGGTATCGAAATGACTGCTGAGGAAAGTGCCAATATGTCACAAGCCTTGGCAACAGTTGCAGGTGACGTAGCAGCATTCAACAACGTACAAGGTGGTACGAAACCAGTTATGGAAGCGTTCACTAAAGCATTGCTTGGTGAAAGAGAAAGCCTTAAAACCTACGGTATAGCTATATCAGAAGCAGAAGTACAAACTAAAGCATTTGAGATGACTGGTAAGACAACATCAGCTGAACTTACAAAGATGGAAAAAGCGCAAGCAACTTACGAGTTAATTACAGCAAAGTCAGCAGTTACACAAGGTTACTTAAATGCTGAGCAAGAAAGCTTTGCAACAAAGTCTAAACAAGCAGGCGCACAAGTAAAAGAATTAAAAGCAAAAATGGGTGAAGCGTTGTTACCGATAGTAACTGCTTTAATACCAAAGATTATAGATTTAGTAGAACAAGTTGGGCCGCAACTAATTAGCGCAATGCAAAGCGCAGCGCCGTTTATTGAAATGATTGGAGACGTATTAGGTGCATTAATACCACCGATACTTATGGTAGGTTCAATACTGGTAAAAATGCTAGCACCTGCGTTTAAGTTTGCATTTAAATTAATAGAGAAGTTTACATTACCATTCTTAAAAGCATTCCCTGAAAACTTTGAAAAAATGATTAACAGCGTTGTTAGAGGTATGAATAAGTTTATTGATAAAATAAACGGATTTGCTAATAAAGCTAAAGGGTTACTTAGCAAAGTGGGTATTGACTTAGGTTTTGGAGAAATAGGTAGATTAGCTGAAGTTAGCTTTGCAAATAAAGCAGCTTCCGAAATTAAATCTGTTGTTGGTACAAGTGCAACTACTAGCGGTGGAGAGATAGCAGGAATGACTGATATGGCTTTAGGTACTGCACAACAGCAAATAGGTAAAGCGCAACAAGCTATAACTATAAATAACTATGCACCAATAGCTAGTCCACAAGATGCTGAGAGGATATTCCTACAAGGTGCTAATCAGTTTAATAAAACAAACGGTGCTTTAAATAGAGTTGTAACTGTAGTCTAATGGCTCAACCAACTGTACGTGTTAGAATAGGGTTCACCGCAAACGAATTTACCTTAGACGATTTAGTAAGAGGTGTATTAGATACAGGCCAACTAGCAGGTGCGGTAACTTACTCAGATGTCACAGATGATGTACAAAGCATATCAATTAATAGAGGACGTTCAAGAGACTTAGACACCTTTTTAGCAGGTAGTTGTTCAGTACAATTATTAAACAATAATAGAAAATACGAAAATACTAATACAGCAAGTCCTTACTATCCTGGTATAGAACCAATGATAGCAATTAGGGTAGATGCTACTACAGATGGCGGAAGTACCTACGAAGACTTGTTTATAGGTTTTGTAACAGACATAAACCTTAGCTATCCTGATAAAAACAACTCATTTGCTAATTTTGAGGCATCTGATGCTTTTATGAAGATAGCTAATACACAGATTATTGATGATAACTTCTCAGCAACAGATAGCGGTACATTAATTAATAATATTCTTAATAGCTCTACTGTTAAATTCTCAGGAGATAGAGACATAGAAACTGGAGTTTCTAATATGCAGGCCTTATCAAATCTTAGTGGTAATACCCTATCAATATTGCAAAAAGTAGAACAGTCAGAAAACGGTTTATTATTTATGTCTAAAGATGGTAAATTAACCTTTAAATCAAGGCATACAACATTCCCTAGTAGTCCTAGTGCAATATTTAGTGATGATGGTTCAGATATACCATACTTACGCGTAGATTATATAAACGACGATAATGAGATTTATAACATAGTAAACTTAACAAGATTAAGTGGTACTACACAATCAGTAGAGGATATAGGTAGCCAAGGTAAATACTTAATTAGAACACTTACAAGAGATGGTTTATATAATGATAATGATGCAGAAGTATTAGACGCTTCAAACTTT